CGCCGGCGCGCTGACGCCAGTCAGCCGCGAGCGAGGGGCGACCGCTCTTCATTTTCGGACGAGGCTGACCGGGGGCGGGAGGCTGACCGGGGAGACCGCGGGCCATGTCGTAAACGATGGCGCTCCCGGGCAGCGTGAGCACCGTGACTCCCTCGCCGTGAGCATTGTCCGCGACCGAGGAGTTGTCCGGGTAGACGCCGAGCACTCTCGGCTTCACTTCGCCAAGCTGGCTCGTCGGAACGAATACTTTCATGACGTTCACCTAGGCTAGGAGTTGAACCATCGAGTTGTTATTGCCGACTTCGTTGTACGGCGGCGAGATCGTGTAGGCGAGCGTGCCGTAGTTTCCGAGGAAGCCCATGAAATTCGCCTCCAAATCCATGTCGTTGCCGACCGACGTGACAAAATTGGCGACGGCCGTGCTGTTCCAAGACAAGACTCCGCAGCTTGCATTCGACGTGGCGTAGGGACCGTATTGATCGCTGGCATACAGGGGAGTCGGCGCGAGCCAGACGAAGGCATTCCAGGAGGCGAAGAATCCGCATCCGGCGTTGCCGTAGGAGCCGCCGTAGGACGCCGACAAGATTCCGTTGGCAGAGATGTTGAAACCGTCGCCGTAGCAGTTCGCGGCGTGACAGTTCATCGTCTGCATGAAGCTCCCGTTCGGAGAGTAGCCGTTCAATCCGCTGCCCCAGACGGTGCAGCCGACCAGCGAGATGGCGGAGCCGACGGCCGCGCCCACCATGTTGATCTCTTGGCTGGCCGAGGCCGGAACGTTAGCCCCGGTGATCAAGATGTTTTGATAGTTGATCATGCCGGGGCCGGTGTGGAACACGCAGGCAAAAGCTCCGACCATCGTGTTATTGAATCTGAATTCGGTCTTGTATCTCGCGCGCAGCATCGCAATGTTATGCGCGGAATCGGCTGCGCGCTGCGCGTCGGAGTTGCCGCCGCTGTAGAATTGATTGGGAGTCGGAACGCCGCCGCCGGCCATCGTCCCCGTGAGAAAGATTTGGGAGGCGTCTGCGTGATACGTGATCAGCGGCGTCGCGCCGAAGTTGTAGACTGCGGCAGCCAATTGGATCGTTACGTTGGCAGTCGTCGAGATGCGCTTGCGACCGAGCGCGGCGAAGGCGTCGTTGAGCTGCGAGATCGTCGCAACGTTCAAGGTGGAGTTGGCATTGATCGCGACGTTCGGATAAATCCAGAACTGCGTTCCGTCGTAGATGAAGACGACGGTGTCGTTCTTCGCGATGTCGCCGGGCATGAACGGGAAGGTCGCGTTGTATCCCTGCGCGTAGATCGCCGTCAAGCCGAGCCCGTTCACGTTGACGTTCGACAGGCCGGTGTTCGTGTTGGCAATCTTGATCATGCAAATAAAGCCGGCGGTGAGCGAGGTGACCGCCGGGCTGAAATTGGCGATCACCGTGTTCGCCGTCGTCGAGATGTCAACGGCGTATGGTATGTTGTAGTAAAACGTCTGCGGCGGTCCCGACGGAGTCGAGGCGCCGGCGAAGTTGATCATCTGAAAGAACGTGCCGTCGTACACCAGCTCGGCCAGGCCGCCGGCGAAGATGTCGCTCGCCGCGAGTTCGGCGCCGTTTGGCAGCCGGATCGAGACGCGGCCCGCGCCGGCGTCGATCGTCGCCGGCCCGGTGTTGGTGTTCCTGACCTTGACGCGGAGCGGGAGCCCGATCGTGTAGGCCACGAGGGGAGGATTGATGGCGACCGACAGGACGTTCACCGAGCCGGTGTCCTCGCAGTAATTCATGAACTGCGAGCGGACACCCTTCGAGACTTGTTCGAGGTCGCCGCCGTCCGGAATCTCGTTGCTGTGGCTGATGACCGCAACCAGCTCCCGCATCGGATGCTCGAAAGCTTCGGCAGGGGGTATGGAGCCCATGCGCGCTTGCGACGGGTCGCCGTTGATGTACGACGCATTGGGATCAGAAATTCCATAGGGTTGCACGTAACGAATCGGAGCCTCCTATTTCTTAGCGCGCCGAGTTTCCCAGCCACGCTTGGTTGCTTCACTGCGTTTATCATGGAATTCTGGCGCTGCTGACTTACTCGCTTCCATCCGCGCTCTGAATTCAGGATCAGCCCATTGCGCCTTTCGTTTTTCAGAAAGCGCTTGCTTCATTTCCGGTGTCCATTTTCTTCCGACAAGCTGAGATCGATACTCTGGTCTCAACCAATGTACTTTCATCCGTTCAGATTGCTCAGCTATAAGCTTCGGATCGGTCCACGTTTGCCGATTTGACTCCGCAATTTTTTGACTTTGTTCGGGCGGCTTCAAATAACCTTTACTGCTACCTTCTCCGCCAGCCCACAAATTCCAGAGTTGACCTTGTGCGGCTGCAGCAATTTCCGCAATCTCTCGCGCATAAGCCGCTCCATGTGTTAAGCCATCAACGATTACGACTTCCTCAATCTCTGCGCCCTCGAGCCAAGCCTTCGTCAATCGATTGTAGAAATGCGACGTTCGCACGTGCTCGCCCGCAGCTCTTCGTCGCGCGATGCTTCGTACAAGCCGCATGTGCGCGAGTTTTCGATTCCCGCTACCTTTCCCAATGTAGCGGACAATTCCATCAACAATGATAGCGTAGACGTAAGCTATTTTTGCCTCCTATTTCTTACGTCGGCGCAGTTTGACGCATGGCGTCTTTGTTCGCCGAAGCACAAGCGATCTGAACAGTACCGTTGACGTTGACGTTGATGATCACATTCGCCTGACAGACATTGCACAAGACGAAGTAAAGGCCTGTCTTCATCGCGCTATATCGCAGCGCGCAAGTCCTGACTGAACCGTGAGTAAGATCTGGCCCCGCGGAGTATTTTGAATCCGCATTAGGCTGGATGAAATTCATCGTGAAGCGGGGTTGCGTATATGGCATTAAGGCGTACCCTGCATCGGCCCGCCATATGCGAGCGAGCTGAAATCCGGAATCAAATCCGTGTGCGCTGGCTTCCAACGCTGAATCAAACAAATGAGCTCTTGCGGGATCGAAAATTCCAAGTGGTGGTTGACGCCAGCCTGACCAGACGCGCAGCGAAACCAGTTCAATCCAACTTGCCCGAGATGAACCGTCCAGTAGAACCGCTGTTCGGGCGGACCAATGTACCAGCGAAAATGCTTTTGCGCCTGAGCGTCCGCAAGTGTACGCGTGTCACCGACGCGCGAGATGCCGCACATGAACGGCGCGAACTCTTGAATCTCGACGCCGGGATAACCCAACCACTCCATCACATTGATGAAGTATTGCCGCGATTGGCCGCCCATCCATGTCATCCACATGACAAGGATACGGCGACGTTGTTCGACCGTCTGCGGCGACGCGAAACAGGGATCAGGAAGGCCCCAGGCCCGCTCCCAGTCGGACAGAAGCTCTATGGTCTTGCGAGGATCGCTCTCGCGCTCGAGCAGATCGGCAGCACGGCCATCAACGAACCCCCAGTACTGACTTAACCCATCACAAACGCCAAACAATGTTGATGATGTCTCGCGCGGCCAGGCTTGCCCAACCGGTAGGAGCGAGAGAAATGCGTGGGTATAATCATCGCCGGACCGACGGATATGTCGATCACGCTGGCTTATGTCCTGTGCCATAGACAATATCGCCTAGAACCGCCATGTGGCCTGGACTCTGCATCACGTCGTCCAGGGCCGTCGCCATTGCAAATGAAACCACGTTCGCAGTGGTTATGATCGCTTGATATTTCCAGGCCGCGTAGATCGTTTGTCCGGGCTTCGCATAGGTGAGAAGCATTTCTCTGAGACTGACTTCGATCGCAGCACGAACCTCCGGCGTGTCTGGAGTAAGATCGTTGATGTACGCTTCAATCCGCTGCTTCAATGGCGACAGTACCCAAAAATCTTTGACGGCAACCGGCCTCACGGAATCGATGTAAGCTTCGACCGCAGCGATGTCCTGATCGAGTGGAAAACCATCATTATCTGCACGTAGATTATCGAACATTACTCGAACAGAAACCGTGCCAATTCCCATTTCGAGCGGATAAACCCAAGCTCTTGTGCATCCCGGAACCGCTAAAGCCCATCTCACATAATCATGAAGCGCGCCACCTTGCGGGGGCTGACGAATGCGTTCGAGAACACGAATGCGGAGCTCGTCGTCGGTCTCCTCGTCAACACCTCCAGTGACGTCGACGGTAGTAACCGTCACCCCGTCGACACCTTCGATCGAGAGCGTACTGTCGGGATCGAGATTGCCAGCCACCCCTGGATCGAGTGCGCGAATCTCACCCTGAATGGCTGTGCCTGCGAGACCCGTGATCAGATCGGAAAGCGTCTCATAGCCAACGGGTTGACCGCTGGAACCGCTCGACATGCGAGTCCCGGTCGGAATGATGATCCCCGATGCGATGCCAGTGAAATTCGCCGAGCCTTCGGCGAGGGTCGCCACCTTGCGACCGGTCGTACCGTCGCTATTGATCAGCCAAATGTCCCCGTGCCGATCGAGCCATTCATGCTCCGCGGTGTCGGGGATGAGTTGCAAACTCAGCCAGTCGACGTATTGAAGCGTGAGATGGCACAGCGCTCCCATTGCGTCCGACATAACGCGCAGGACGGAATTCGGTACGCTCGCGTCGGCGCCGGGCAGGCTTCCCCGGATCGCATCACGCACGAGGCCGCGAATTACTTTGAGCGATGGAGTGCTCCAAGGGATAGCTGTGCCCTCCTCTTCTATTAAGTTGCCCGAGGAATTAGTCGAGTGCTTCGCTTTATCAAACTTGCAACCGCTGTGGGCCAACGACAACTTGGCCAAATCTTATCGCTGGCGTCCTTATAGAAACGGTTGCGAAGCACCTTCAGGATTAGGCAAAATTCCAACGTTCCAAGCACTGCCGGTAGCTAGAATATCGGACCATAATAGCTGGTAGACAAGTTCGATCTCGAGCGCTGGCCCGCGGTAGAGACGAACCACAGCATTAATCTGCTCGCGGCCGACACGCTCGGCCTGGACGAACATCTTGGAACCGATGCGACGATCGATGAAAGGCTGAATTGCATCGCGGATATACTGCTCGACGCGCGTCACTGTCGCGCCTTCCCACGCCTCCGGCCCCGTAATCTTCGCACGCGTGAGTAGCCAAAGCTTACATCCAAGATCCCACCCGCCCCAGAGCTCGGGAGCATCGAGATTTCCCCACCATCCCCGGCGATCGGTCGAATCCGGGTCCGGTAAAATATCGGTCGGATCGGCGAGCGCGTCAGTGCCGAGCGCGACGATGACAGCGGTCGCGAGCGCCTGCGTTTCGTCGAGCGTCCCGTCATCCAAAAGCAGCCAGTCAACGGTGACAGTCGATTTTGCGTGAGGAAAAAGGAAGTTGGTGTTTTGGATCAATCTAATGTCCGGCAACGCGAATCTCCATTATTGCGTAACGCATCATCAGATGTACTCGCTAACGATCACAAACCCAGGTCAGTTATCCTTAGAAATGCTCCGTGATGACGACAAAGCCGGTAGCGCCCGCGCCGCCAGCGCGGTTGGTAGCCTGCGCCATTGCTTGGCCGCCGCTGCCGCCGCTGCCGTAGTTGGTGCCAGTAGCACCGGCAGCGCCTCCAGCAGCTGTAGTAAGAGCCGTCGTGGAGTAGGCGCCGCCGCCGAACACCCCGGGGGCGCCCGCGCCGCCGGTTGCCCAGTTACCGCCGCCAATCACGCCGCCGCCTTGTCCTGGCGCCCCGGCCCCCGTTATGTCGCCGACGGCGCCAGTGGTGTTCGCACCAAGTCCCGGTTGCGGAAGCTTGCTGGTTTGGTCTGCACCGCCGCCGCCGCTGCCACCATTGGCAACGCACAAGGTGCCGACGGACGTTGCGCCGCCCGCGCCACCATTGCCGCCGGCCGCAGCGCCCGCAGCGCCAGCAGTTCCAATCGTAACCGTTTGCGAGGCGCCGATCGTTGCGGCACTCGCAGTCAGGCGCGAATAGCCGCCACTGCCGCCGCCAGCACCCCAAGTATAGAAAGTGCCACTGCCTACAGCGCCGCCACCGCCGCCGCCGCCACCAATGCACTCGACGGTGCAATAGCGCATGCCGCTCGTGGGTGTGTAGGTGCCGCTCGCGGTGAACTTGACAATATTCGGAAGAGCAGGCGCAGCGCCACCAGCAGGTGCTGCCCAAGTGCCATCCGCTCTCAGGTAATTAGTTGTGCCGCCGCCCGAGCTAGGCGCGAGGCCTTTGAGCGTCGAAGTGAAGACATCGAGCATCGCCGTCGTCTGCGTCCCGGTCAGGTCAATCGGCGCTGCTGCACTCCCAGTGTTGTTGCCCTTGACGCTGTTCGCCGCCATGGTGGCTAGTTTGGCGTTCGTCACCGCGCCAGCGGCGATCGTCGCCGCGATCGCAGTAGCGCCAGATCCAGTCACGTCACCGGATAAAGTGACCGTCTGGTTGGCAGTGAGATAACCCATCGCCGCCGCGGCGGTAACGAGACCTTTGGCATTGACAGTAATCCCTTGGAACGTTCCGACGTTAGCGTTGACCGTCGCCAGCGTGGCAGCAATTGCAGTCGCCCCTGATCCTGTAACGTCGCCCGACAGCGTAACGGTCTGATTGGCCGTCAAATAGCCTTGGGCGATTGCCGCGGTCACCAAACCTTTGGCATTGACCGTGATGCCCTGGAACGTGCCGACGTTGGCATTGACTGTCGCGAGCGTGGTGACCGTGCCATCAGCGGCCGCAGTCACATCGCCGGTGAGCGCAGCGCGAATTGCCTTGACGGCACCCGCGACCGTCCAATCGAAAGTGATCGCGACAGCATCAGTAAGCACTCGTTCAGCAGAAAGCGTCGCATCGGCGCTCTTGGTCACATATTCGGCTGACGTTGGCGCACCACCACCGCCGGCGCCAGCCGTGAAAGTCCACTTCGTGCCGTCCCACGTCCAACTCACACCGCCGCTGGTGTAGACCTGGCCGTTAATCGGGCTGTTGGGAAAATCCAAGGCCATCTAGCAAGCGACCCATTGCTTGGAAGTGCCATCGTCGTAATAGATGTAGATCTGACCGCCGACGCTATCCCACCACAAATCGCCAGCGACCGGAGTTGCCGGCGGCGTTGCCGCGGTCACCGCACCGCCGCGGCCAGACGTCTGCGGATTGACGGCGATCGTCCACTGCGTTGACGTGCCGTCGTTGTAATAGATGTAGAGTTGGCCCCCGACACTGTCCCACCACAGATCGCCGACCGCGGGCGTCGCCGGCGGCGTAGCGCTGATGGTGACGCTGGCGCCACCGCCGCCGCCTGCAGGTGTAGCCCATGAGCCATCTGCTCTCAAAAAACTTGTGGTGCCGCCGCCACTGGCAGGAGCGAGGCCCTGCAGCGTCGCCGTGAATGCGCTGAGCATTGCCGTGACTTGCGTCCCGGTCAGATCGATAGGCGCCGCCGCAATGCCGGTGTTGTTGCCTTTGATGCTGTTAGCCGGCGCGTTGGCAAGCTTGCCATTCGTCACTGCGCCGTTAGCGATAGTCGTCGCCACCGTGCCGGCCGTGTTCGTGACGTCACCAGTGAGCGCCGGAAAGCGCGCCGGCGCGAGTGTTCCGGTCCATCCCACCGTGATTGAAGTCGCTTGCAGAAGAGCCGTCGCGGGCGTGCCGCCGAGCGTGAGCGTAACATTGCTATCATTGACGGCGGTAAGTGCCGCCGGCGTAACACCGCCGCCGGGAGGAGCAGCCCAAGTGCCATCCGCCCTCAAATAGTTCGCCGTGCCTCCGCCTGACGACGGTACGACTCCTTTCAATGTGCTCGTGAATACATTGAGCGTCGCCGTCATCTGTGTTGGCGTTTGCTCGCCAAGGACACCAGCGTTGTCATAAAGAAAATTGCCGCTCACGCCGCCGCTAACGCTGGTCGATCCAACTCCGATTGAAGTTGCCGCGCCGCCCGTCGGAGGCGCAACCCAGCTTCCGTCAGCTCTGAGAAAATTTAGCGTACCGCCGCCGCTGTTCGGAACGACGCCTTTGAGCGCCGCCGTGAATAGGTTCAGGTCAGCGGTGAGCTGCGTCGGCGTTTTTTCGCCGATGATGCCGGCGTTGTCAAAAACATAACTGCCACTTGTGCCGGCGCCGATCGGCGTCGTCCCGACCGTCAGTATGATTGTCGTCAGATATCCCTGCTGCTTGACAAAGGCAGTCGTTGCGAGAATCGTGCTGTTATCCGCGTTCGCCGGCGTCGGCGCCTGCGGAACGCCAGTGAAGATCGGCGAAGCAATGGGGGCTCTCAGCGCGTCCGCATTATCGACGTAAGTCTTCGAGGGGAAGCCGCCCGGTCCTGCGATCGCCAAGATGGTCGCCGCCGCCGTCGGCGTGCCGCCCTTGCCATAGTACAAAGTGTCGTCCTGCTCATTGTAGGCAAGCTCAGCATTTGCCAACGCCGCGGGAGCTCCGGCCGCACCGCCAGCCGCGCGACGTTTGATGCGAAGGACGTCAGGCATCTAAAACGTACCGCCGTCGAACGTTACACCGTTGATCGTTCCGCCAGTAATAGCGACCGCGCTGGCGGCCTGATTGGCCATGGTGCCGAGCGCAGACCAGCCAAGCGCATGTCTGGCATAGTAGTTCGCATCGTTTGGTGCTTCCGGAATTC